TTGATTCTTTCTTGTTATGATCTTTATCAATATCAGGAAAATCTGGTTTAGCTTTCTTAGCTTCTAACGTTAATGGGCTTGATAAACTATCATTAGGAGGCATATCTGCTTCATGCATTTTCTTTAAAGTCATTGCTAATCTAGCTTGCTTACCTAATGTACCTGGTGCATGTTCTTTTTCTTTTGCAAACGCTGCAACACTTTTACCTGCTGCTTTTGCTTTTGCTGTAAATGCCCCTGGATGTTTAACAGCCTTTTGAATCCATTTTTCACCCTTCTCTTCGCCTAACTCTTTACCTGCAAGACTCATTTCACCTTTACCAATAGCATTTTTTATTTGTGCTGCAAGTGTAGGATTCTCAATTGTACCAAGAGTTTTTGTCCCTTGTTTGATTACTTGAGTTTTTTGTTGTGCAGGATTAATTGTGATTTGTTCTGCTTCTTTTAATGCTTTAGCATCAATTTGATCAAAATATTCTTTTAAGCTATGCTTTTTCTTTGGTAACTTTTCAAGCTCTTTACTTTTCTTAGGAGCTTTACCTATCATACTTTGTAAGGTTTTACCTGCTTCCTCACGGCCTTTCTGTTTTTTCTTTTCTTCAGGGCTACTTGCATGTGCTCCAGTTTTCGATGGACGACCACGACCACGTTTCTCTACTGGCTTCTTAGCATCTTTATCGCCGTCTTTTTCTTCACCTTCTTCATCGGTGTCATATTTGCGACCATAGCCGCCCGGGTCTGCCTTGTGAACACGACCTTTTTCGGTCTCTTTAGTTGCTTCACTAAGCATTGATAATTTATCTAACATATCTTTGAAATTCATTTTATTGGTCCTTTATCTCGTAGCGCCTATTGCAGGTTTTTGTGGTCTTGTAATTGTAGACATAGGGCTCTTGGCGCCTTGTGGATCTTGTGGAATTGCTTTGAATGGATCAAACGCATTTGGGGTTTTTGTCCCCTCATATGGTATGTCAATCGTATTACCCTTCATCGCTTCTTTTATACTACCTAAATAGCTTTCACCATATGCTTTACTAGCTTCTTTAGCACCTGGCATTTCACCCATTTGTTCTTGTGTTAACAATGGACTTTCACGCATTTCATTAGCATAACCTTCTGCTTCATTATTAATACTATCATCATAAGTAGAACCTACTACACGAACCATATTAACATTGTATCCTAACAATTGAGCAATTTGTTGAATCATTGGCTCTGTTGCAGGATAACGAAATTCAGCTTTAATAATTGTAATTGATTGATTACTTAAATTAGGAAAGCCATATGGATCCTTTTGAATAGGTGTAGATGTTGGTTCGCTGATTTTAATTGGATCAAATTTGTTTAAGTTAAATTTAAACATGTCTAACCAATTTTTATCAACGTCACCTGCAATTTTAATAGTATAATTGTAAGTGTGAACACTTTCAACAATGTATTGTTTAAGGCTTTTCATTTGTAATTCCTGTATTAAGTATTTATCATCAACTTACGTTTTTTGGTGCCAAAGCTCTAAGCAATTCATTACGGTCTAGTCTTTGACCCTCGCCTAATGGGGTAGCTTCTATTTCTTCAATTTTGCTTGCCGCTTTTTGGTCTAATGCAGCTTTCTTAAGCTGTAACTCAATCATTTTAATTTTTTTATTAATCTTTGCTGTTTTAGCTGTAATTGCATGACCTAGCATTGTTCCTGCGACACCAAAAATTTCAGCACTAAAACGACTATCTACTTGCATACCCAGATCCATTAAATCTTTGTAACTATTTTGTGCGAGTTCTGCTAAACCATCCATTTCAATATCAGCAGATTCTAATCCACGAACTTGAGGTAAAGCATTTTCGATTTTTTCCAAATTACTGTAAGCTTGTTTAGTGATTTCTTCAGCAATTGGTGCATTTAGTTCGTTGACAGTATGGTCATCCGACATTGGCATTTCAAATAATTCTTGTAATTTTTTGGTCATAAAAGTATTTATTAACCTCTACGCCCATTATAGAAAAGATCATCCTCAGTTATTACTCTAAATGTATAGCCCTGCTGCTTACAATATGCCATTGCTGCACCCCATTTGGCATGATTAATGGCAACTACCATTCTATCTTTTGCATTTGCTACACGGCTTTCTATTAAACTTTGTTTTTTTGGTTTAATTTCAACAACTTCTGCCTTTTGCTGTCCATACTTATTTTCATAAACAACAAAAAAGTCTGGCACATATTGTGTCATTTTACCTGTTAATGGATGACGATAAGGAATTCTTAAAGCTTCGCTAGCCCAATATATAACATGCTTATTATTATCGCAAAATGTCATAAAGGTTAGTTCCCAACCTGAACGATATTTTGGCTTGTGCTTACCAACGTACTTTTGAGGATTTTTTACCTCATAAATCCCTTGTGCCCAATTACCCATATCATTGTACGATGTTTCTTGCTACAGGTTGATTAGCTTGTGGGATAATACTAATACCATATAAACTTGTTTTAGATTTAAAACTATTAAGATAGTAAGCAATAGTTCGATTCATTTCAAGTTTATTGTTACTTCCTTGTATTTGTTGTAAGAGTGTAACGGCAGGTAATCCTGTTTCTTGCGTTATTCTAAAAAAGAAAGCAGTAAAATTTCTTGCTATTTCTTTTGTTCTACAAGTGGATTTAAAATATCCATAAACTATATCATAATCATTTGTAGGAACAACCATATCAAAATTATAAAAACTATCATAGATTCTGATAGTTTGGTCTAAATTATTTTTTAAGTCAACAATCTGTACCATTAAATGCCTCCTGGTGGTCTTATATTTGGAGGACTACTTACAGTACCATTAGGTCCGCCTGCACTACCTAGTATACTAGGTGTTTGACCAAACGTTGGGAATTGAAAATTAAGATTACGATTCGGTACTTGATTGATTTGATTACTAGCACCAGCTAAAACTTCGTTTTTCACTAGTTGTCCTAAATTTTTATTTTTAAATGTATTATAAGAAGTACCTGCTTTCTGTATAGCACCTAAAATGTTACCATTTTGTAAGTCTTGTATCGCACCACCTACTCCGTCTACCAATCCACCTTGGCCAAGTATTGTACCTTGACTTCCCGCTTTAGCTATTGGACTTGGTGTTCTATCATAATTGGTTTCTAAGCCAAAGCCCTTAACAATATTGCTAGGTGATCTGCCATCTATTGCACCTTCATAATATTTCACTGTTTCATAGTCAACAGACATTTGATGTTCCATTGTGCCATTACCCTGCGAATAGTCATATTGATCATGGCTAAAACTAGAAATGATTGGATTAATCAAAGTATATGCAACAAAGTTATGCTGGTTAAAACCAAACACAGTAATATTATTAAAAAATGGAACCTTTGTAGCACCTTGTGCTGCTTGTGTATTTGATTGGACAGAACCTGAAGTTTCTCCTATATAACCCCAATCGTCATCCCCTGTGATTGAAGGCATATATTGTGTTCTTTTTGTGTAATCTGATTTTCCTGCACTCTCAACTTGTTGAGTTGTTTGTGTTTGTCTGCCGGCAGTAATTACAATAGGTTTTGTCGCATCTTTATAATAATATGTATAATAGTTATACCAAAGATTACGTATTAAATTACCATTGTCATCGTGAAAAGTAATATCAATTGGATTGTATTTAATTTTAGTTTGTACAATACGCTTGCGATTGTATTGATTCATTGAATGAGTATCAAAGCCATAACTTGGCAATTTTACTGATTTGACCGCTAATCCAAAGTTAGCATTAGTTGGAATACCGCTAGCATATGCATTTTGATTAATATCAAAATAAACATGGAAAAGAAATTTTAATTTAGGACTATACTGGTAAGCATTAGTCCTAAACGTTTTACTTGCATGTCTATAATCTCTAAGGTATTCGCTGCCGAAAAATGATCCGGCAGCTCCTTTGAGTAGATTTTGAAAGAATCCAGCCATGAATAATTAATTATCCGTTGCCAGAACCAATACCTGTCGTAGATGCTCCACCTAAAATTCTACCGATATCAGTTCCGATACCTGAACTCAATGGTGATTGAACTGCATTATCAAAGCGAATTGTTAATGAAATTGTAACAACGTCATTAGTACCATAGTTTAATGTGTTATAGTTTGCTTGTTGAATAAAGCAACCCATTAACTCCCATCTTTCTAATACTGCTGGTGCGTAATTACCGTTACCACCATCGAGTATTTCGATATCAGTTTCAAACTTATAATGACCTACAACCTTAGCAACAGAACCTTGTGCATCATCACGAATATTGACAGTAAGTGCCTGCCATTCATGACGACCTGCAAGATAAATTGTAGAGTTATATACAGGAAGTGTAATTTCACCAAAGCTTACTTGAGGTCTTGAGCAATCAATAACCTGTTTAGTTAATTCTAAACCATCGTTTGTAGTTCCAATATTACTGAATAAAACTCTAAAACGATATTGCAATTTTGGCATCAACAAACCTTGGTTTCCACCAGCGTTGTCGGACGCTACGGTCATGTTGAATAGTGATTGTGAGGCTACAGCCATTTTGTTTTTCTCCTATAACTTTATTTATCAAAGCTTAAGAGTGCCTTAAGGCACTCTTAAATTAAGCTGCTGATAATTCTCCTGTGTTTAGAATACGAACTGGAATATAGATAAATTCAGCAGCTTTCACTGGCTCAATCGCAACATCAATCCAAAGTTCATTTCTATCAATTCTTGCTGGTGTGTTATTGCTTTCATCACACACTACAAGATAATCGTAGATACCACGCTTTGCAACTAAATCAATCATTAATGTTTCTACAACACCTGAAATCTCGTTACGTGTTAATGCATCGTTAGGTTCAAACACGAATGGTCTAGCAGCAATTGTAAGTTGACGGCGAACGTAAGCAACTAAACGACCTACGTTTGTTCTATCAAGTGCGCTTTGGCTATTAAAGCTTGACTTATTACCATAGTTTAATAAACCAATACCAGTGAAGAATACTAATGGATTGATAAAGTT